AATTCAATCAGGTGATGGCTGACGGCATCTGGCGATCCGACAACATCTGGACCAAGAACGGCCTTGATTACTTCGAAGGCAAAACCCGCGTCGAGCCGCCTGAGACCGTCAGCTTCCATATTTGGACGGCGTACAGCCCGTTCACGACGTGGGTCCGGATCGTGCAGGACTTCTTCAAGACGAAGAAGGACCGATCCAAGCTCAAGACGTTCGTGAACACAACGCTCGGCGAGTGCTGGGACGACACGGAAGGCGACAAGCTGGAGCCGCACGCCCTGTACATGCGCCGCGAGTTCTACCCGTGCGAAGTGCCGGTGACGCAGTGCGTTCTGACTGCTGCGGTTGACGTGCAGGACGATCGGCTAGAAGTCAAGGTCAAGGCATGGGCGGCAGGCGAGGAAAGCTGGAACATCGAGTATGACCGCCTGTACGGAGACCTGAGCCGACCTGAGATATGGGAAGTGCTGGCCAACCGGCTGCGCAAGTCCTATACGCTGCCGGACGGCAACAAGGCGGACATCCGGCTTGTCATGATCGACTCAGGCGGCCATTACACCGACGAGGTGTACCGCTTCAGCAAGAAGTACGGCGTCCAGCGGATCATCCCGATCAAGGGCCATTCGATCATGGGCAAGCCCGTGGCCGAGTTCCCGCGCAAACGGAACCAGCAGGGCGTCTACCTGACGATGGTCGGCACCGACACTTGCAAGGAGCTGGTCGACGACCGGCTGCGGGTCAACGAAGTGGGCGACGGGTTCATCCACTTCCCGCGTACCGACCAGTTTGACGAGCTGTATTTCGAACACCTGACCAACGAGCGGCGGGTGTCGAAGATCGTCAAGGGTCGACGGGTGATCGTGTGGGATGCTGGTGGCCGACGCAACGAGCCGTCCGACCTTGAGGTCTACAACCTCGCGGCGATCCGGGTACTGCAACAGCACTTCGGCATCAATCTGGCGAACTACTGGAACCGCCCGGAAGAAGCCAAGCCGGAACCTGCGCCGGAGCCCATCAAGCGCAAGAAATCATCGTATTTATCGGGGTACTGACCGTGGCCTACACACAGCAAGACTTAGACGCACTGCGCGCCGCGATGGCGAGCGGAGTGCTACGCACCAAGTTCCGTGACCAAGAGGTCGAGTACCGATCGCTGGACGAGATGCGGCAGATCGAACGCGACATGGTGAAGGCGCTGACCACCGCGCCCTCGCCCCGCGTCTATCCGACCTACGGGAGCGGCCTATGAACACGCTTGACCGCCTGATCGAATGGGTGTCGCCTCGACGCGCGCTGGCCCGTACCCGGTCACGGGCGGCCATCGAGCAAGTTCGGGACTATGAGGGGGCCAGCCGTGGCCGCCGCATGACGGGCTGGAACCCAAGGGCCACCAGCGCGAACGCGGAGACGCAGGGTCAGCTTGGCTTCCTGCGGGACCGCAGCCGCGATCTGGTACGGAACAACGGATGGGCCGGGCAAGCCGTTCGGGTCATCGCGCACAACACCGTCGGCACCGGGATTATCCCCCAGGCGTCGACCAAGCGAGTACAGAAGCTGTGGGCGCAGTGGGGCGGCAAGACGCAGTGCGATGCGGACGGCTTGCTCAACTTCTACGGCATTCAGAAGCTGGTCATGCGGACGGTGGCCGAGTCGGGCGAGTGTCTGGTTCGTCGCCGCTACCGCCGACCGTCTGACGGTCTGACCGTCCCGCTTCAGCTTCAAGTGCTGGAGCCCGACTTTCTGGACAGCAACAAGGACGGCCCAACAGCTTCAGGCGGGTACATCCTGCAAGGCATCGAGTTCGACGCCCTTGGCCGACGCCGTGGGTACTGGCTGCACCGGGAACACCCCGGCAGCCGCACCCTGCGGGCCGTGTCGGGCAGCACGTTCGTGCCGGAAGAAGACATCGCGCACATCTACCGCGTAGACCGCCCAGGCCAGTCTCGGGGCGTGCCGTGGGGTGCTGCGGCCATCGTCAAGCTTCGCGACTTGGCCGACTACGAAGACGCCCAACTGCTGCGGCAGAAACTGGCCGCGTGCTTTACAGCGTTCATCACGTCGCCTGATCTCGGCACGGCAGGTACGGCGGAGATTTCCGAGAGTCTGGAGCCGGGGGCCATCGAGGTGCTGCCACCGGGCAAGACCGTCGAGTTCGCCAACCCACCAGGGGCCGAAGGCTACGGCGAGTACACCGCCAACGTCTTGCGGGCCATCGCAGCGGCGTTCGGCGTCACGTATGAGGCGCTGACGGGCAACCTCAGTTCGGTCAACTTCTCGTCCGGGCGCATGGGGTGGATCGAGTTTCACCGCAACGTCGAGACGTGGCAGTGGGACATGCTGGTGCCGCAGCTTTGCGAAAAGGTGTGGGACTGGTTCAACGCAGCTTCCAACTTGGCTGGCGGCCCTACGGCCACGGCTGAATGGACGCCACCACGACGCGAGATGATCGACCCGGCCAAGGAGTTGGGCGCGATGGTCACGGCGTCACGGGCAGGACTGGTGAGCGTCAGCGAGCAGATCAGACGGCTAGGGTACGACCCCGAAACCGTACTGTCCGAGCTGGCGGCAGACTTCAAGCTGTTCGACAAGCTCGGGCTGGTGCTCGACATCGACCCGCGTAAAGACAAACCGCAACAGGAGGGCACAGTAAATGCCTCGACATGAAAAACTGACTGGCCCGATGCTCACGCGGGCGGCCAGCCTTGAAGATGATTTTATTCTGGATGAGGAAGAACGCCGCGTGCGTCTCAGCTTCTCCAGCGAGGAACCCTACACCCGGGCCTCATGGTTCGACGAGCCGTGGGTCGAGACTCTGGGCCACGATGCAGCCGAGGTGGATATGTCCCGCCTTGCAACAGGCGGTGCGCCTCTGCTGTACAACCACTCGTCCCACGGGCGAGACAACCATATCGGCGTCGTTGAACGGGCGTGGATCGAGAACGGGCGGGGCTATGCCGAAGTCCGATTCTCGAAGCGCGCAGAAGTCGACGGCGTGTGGTCCGATGTCAAGGACAAGATTCTGACCGGCGTCAGCGTCGGCTACAAGATTCTGGAGCGCAAGCTGACCAAGGAAGGAAAGACCAAGAGCGAACCCAATGCTTACCGGGTCGTTCGATGGCAGCCAATGGAACTCAGTATGGTTCCGCTGGCGGCAGACCCAACGGTCGGCGTAGGCCGATCAGAACAATTTGTAATTCAAGAACTTCCCACTGAACCTAGCGAGGTACGAAAAATGGAAGACGAAGTGATCCCGACCGCTCCTGCGGCGGCCCCTGTAGATACGGACGCATCCCGCGCAGCAGTAGTTGCCGAGGAACGCGCCCGTCAAACCGAGATTCGTACTCTGGTGCGCTCTCATAAACTGTCTGAAGAACTGGCCGACAAGCTGGTCAACGAAGGCTCTGACATCAACGCCGCCCGCTCTGCTGTACTGGAGACTCTGGCCAAGCGTGACAGCGCCGTCGAGATTGTCGGCGCACAGCGCGTTGAAACCGGCACGTCTGGCCGTCAACGATTTGTCGAGGACGCTACTGCGGCCATTATGGCTCGTGGCGGTTTCGGTAAAGTAGACAGCAACAACGGTCTGCGCAGCTTCTCCCTGCTGGAGATCGCCCGCCGCTCGCTGGAACTGGAAGGCGGTCGCACCGACGGCATGGACAAGATGGCTCTGGTCGGCCGTGCGTTCACGCAATCCACCAGCGACTTCCCGATCCTGCTGGAAAACGCCATGTACAAGGTGCTCCAGAACGCCTACGCAACACAGGCCGACCGTTGGAGCCGCTTCTGTGCCGTTGGCAGCGTGAGCGACTTCCGTGCCCATCCGCGCTATCGCGTCGGCAGCTTCGGCAACCTGGACGACTTGAACGAACTCGGCGAGTACAAAAACAAGTCCATCCCTGACGGTGAAAAGTCCAGCGTGTCTATCGGCACCAAGGGCAACATCATCAACCTGTCACGCCAGATGGTCATCAACGACGACTTGGGCGCGTTCCTGAGCCTGTCCGCGATGCTGGGTCGTGCAGCCCGTCGCACTATTGAGGCGGACGTGTTCGCACTGCTGGCTGAGAACAGTGGCCTTGGCCCCACCATGTCAGACAGCAACCCGCTGTTCCACAACCGTGGCACCGGCAAGAACAACATCACCACTGGCGCTGCCTTGTCGATGACTGCTATCGACCTCGACCGCGTGGCGATGGCCAGCCTGACCAACGTAGGTGGGAACGATTACCTCGACCTGCGTCCGTCTATCCTGCTGGTTCCGACCAGTCTGGGCGGTCTGGCGCGTCAGGTGAACGAGGCTGAGTACGACGACGAGTCGAACAAGCAGCAACGCCGTCCGAACGTATCTCGCGGCCTGTTCCGCGACATCGTGGACACCCCGCGCCTGACCGGCACCCGTCGCTATGTCTTCGCCGATCCGAGCGAAGCGCCAGTGCTGGAAGTGTCGTTCCTTGACGGCAACCAAGAACCGTATCTGGAGCGCCAAGACGGCTTTACCGTCGATGGCTACCGCCTCAAGGTACGTCACGACTACGGCGTCGGTGCGATTGACTATCGCGGCGCTATCACTAATGCGGGCGCATAAGCGCCCCTTGCCTGAGAGGAACTGAATCATGGCTACAAATTACGTTTATGAGGGCGCGACCCTCGATTACACCAACGCCGGGTCTGCGCTGTCTGCGGGCGACGTGCGTGTGGTGGGTAAACTGATCGGCGTTGCGCTGGTCGACATTGCCAACGGTGCTACAGGCACTCTGGCGTTGGAAGGCGTGTTCACGCTGCCGAAAGTCTCCGGCGCGGTGATCGTGGCTGGCGAGAACATCATCTGGGATGCGTCAGCCGGTGCGTTCGATGACAACGCGGCCACTCCGGCGACGGGTGACGTGTCGGCCTGCTGCATTGCTATGGAAGCGGCGGGCAACGGCGTGACTGAGATCGACGTGAAGTTGAACGTCGGCATCGGTACTGTCGCGTAATGAGCTTCTTTGACACCGCCGCCCGTCTCGCCGCAGACGCGAACTTTGCCGTCTTCTCGGACACCGCGATCTGGAACAGCCAGACGGCTGTCAAGGTCATCGTGACCGAGGAAGTGGAACGCGTCTCGCAGTATGGGGAAGTTATGATCAACGCCTATGAGGTGACTGCGCGCAAGCAGCAGATCAACAACATGGCCGTGGGTGATACCTATGAGACGACGGCGGGGGTCTTGGTCATCACCAAGATCGTCGCAGAGGATCGCTACACCGTGACAGGCGCGGCAGGTCGGCGATGACGTACCGCGTCTCCGTCCGCGCCCAGGTTGACAGCTTGGTGCGCGGTCTTGAGGACATTCACAAGGTCCACGTCCCGAAGGCGTATGTTTCCACTATGGCGCGTCTGTCTCGCCGCGTGATCACCGAGACGGTGAAAGAAGTCGCGCGCGAGGTCAACGTGAATCAGAAGGTCGTGCGCCGACGGGTGTTCATCAAGAACGCGACCCCGGTCAACATGGAAACGAAAATGAGTCTCTACGCCCGTGCAATACCGGCCATAGAAACCAACTTCGACTCCAACAATCTGGGGCACAGGGTGGCGGGGAGGCAGTATCTCCGCACTTTCCTTGGCCGCAGCATCCTGAACAAGAAGTACCACCTATTCCAACGGCTCTCGACGGCGGATCGTAAGTACCGGCTGCCCAACAGAACTAAAGGCCGGAGCTACCCTATCGACGTGGTCCGCATCCACTTCCGTGACAAAGCCAAGCCGGTGTTTGAGGCGGCGGCGGAACGGGTGATGACGCGGGACTTCGACAAGGAGTTCGAGGCTCAACTCAACGCGAGGATTAAAGGAATTGTCAAGGCAAGACGTTAGAGACGCCTTCGCGGCGGCAATCCGTTCGGCAATGCCGAGCGTGCAAGTGTTCTCGTCTCGGGTGTCCGATGCCCGCGCGCTTCAGCGGTATTTCTGCGTGTTCATGGACGGCGGGGACATCCGGTACTCACTTGGCGGGGCGACTCGCGAGGAGCGGGCCGAGGTGTTTGTGAAGTACGTCGTGATGAACGGCACCGACGGGGAACTGGACGCGGCGATGGAGCAAGCGCACACAGCCATCATGGCCAGCACGGCTATCAACCGCCCACTACTGACTCGATTCGATTATGACATGGACGGCGAGGCGCACTTCGGCCTTGTGTTCACGTACTCAACAATTTTCTAAACTGAGGGTTATACTATGGCAACAGCAGCCTATTTTAGCGGAGTCACCCTGTCCCTGGGTGACGGAGCCACCCCGACTGAGGGGTTCGACGCACTGGAAGAAGTCACCGAGATCAGCGGTCTGGGTGAGACTACCGAACTGATCGAGGTCACGCACTTCGCATCGGGCGGCAGCAAGGAGTACATCGCCGGTCTGGCCGACGGTAAAGAGTTCACCGTCACCTGTAACCACGTTCTCGACGCGGCAGGTCAAGTGTTCGCCAAGGGCAACAAGGGTGAGACGGGTAACATCCGGATCGCTTGCACGAATGGTGTGGCGACCGAGACTTATAACTTCGCGGCGGTCTACATGGGCTGGGAATTGGCACCCAGCAACAGCGACAAGAACGCGATTTCGTTCACATTCAAGATTTCCGGAGGCATCACTGAATCATGATAACCAATCTGGACAGCCTGCTGCGGGCCTGCCCGCTGAAGGAAGCGACCTTGCGGCTCCCCGGCACCGTGGAAACGATTCTACTGCGGGAGTTGACGCTGGCGGATCGTGCCGAGCACCTGGAGCGCAATAAGGAGAATCCCGACTACCTGCGGTCGGCTGCGTGGCTGGTGGCCCGGTCTTGCCCCGCCCTTACGGATGACGACATCGAGGGGTTGATTTCCGGCTTGAGCCTCGAGACGATCAAATACCGGTCGGGAGAAGTAATGCGGCTGTCGGGTATGCTCGCCAAGGACGCGGTCGAGGAAGAAGTAAAAAACTGAGAGCGCGGCCCGAGGAACGGTTTAAGTGCATTCTGGCACTAGCCTTGGGCCGCACACTCCGAGAAATTGAATTGATGCCTTACGCCGAGTTCACTCGGTGGATGGCTTTCTATCAGATCGAGCCGTTTGGCGTGCGCAGGGACAACCTGCACGCAGCCCTGATCGCCTCGACCGTGGCGAACTGCCACAGCAAGAAGAAGTTCACGACCACGGACTTCATGGTCAACACCGAACCGAAGAACGAAACGCAGAACTTTGTGGCCCGATTGAGAGTGCTGGCACATGGCAAGAAAACAGATTGACCGCATAGTTGTCGCCCTACAGGCCGAGAACGAGGAACTGGAGCGCAAGCTACGGGAGGCCCAATCCTCGCTCAAGAAGTTCGCGGACACGGCGGACACGGCCAACAAGCGCGCGGCTAACAGCATGGGGTACTCGGACGTGGCGACTCGCAAGGTCGCTAAGTCCATGGACAATATGACCTACCGCGTCACAAACGCCTCACGCCAGCTACAAGACGTGGCCGTGCAGGCGCAGGCGGGAACCGACGCTTTTACCATTCTGGCTCAACAGGGTTCACAACTGGCTGAAGTCTTTGGGCGTAACGGCCCGCTGATCGGAGGCGTGATCGCTATCACTGCGGCGGTAGGCGGGGCGTTGTGGAAAGCGTTCGACGCTGCGGGGGCCAAGGCGGACGAGCTGCGGGAGAAGCTGGAAGGTGTCTATGCCGGGACGTTGACTGCGAGGATCGCAGCGGCAAAAGACATGGTCGAAGGGCAGAAGGATGCGATGAAGGCGCTACGCGACGAAGCGGAGCAACTTAACAAGGATATCCCCCGCTTTGAAGCCGTGATGACCACCAAGGCGTTCGTGCCCGGTGCGGAAGGCGCACAGATGGCCGCACAGCAAAAGCTGGTGGCGATAGCGGAGCGGCAAGTTCAGATTAATGAAGAACTGCGCAAGGGGGAGGTAACACTCGCCCAACTCGTCAAAGATCGTGACGAACTCATGGGGCAGGGCAACGCAGCTTTGAACCAACGAGTCGAGGCCATTCGGCAGGCCGGTTTGACTGAGCTACAGGCCGAACGCGAGCGGCACGAACAGGCGATAGCCGACCTCCAATCCTACGGCGCAACAACCATTGACGCTGCCAAAAAGGTGGGCGAGCTGCGCATTGCCGAACTGCTGCGGCATGAAAACGCCATGCAGAAGATTATCGCCGACTCGGAAGAAAAGAAGGCCAAGGTTCGCGACACGTCGGCGTCAGATCAGTTGAAGGCGGACCGCGCCCTAGCCGCTGAACGTCGTCGGCTGGCAAGCGAGTGGCAGGCCGAGCAGCAAGGTAACGCCATGATCGACAAGATGGTCGACAACACGCTCAAGGACGTGCAGCGGTACTGGGCCGAGCAGCGCAAGATTGACACCGAAGCCAACGCGTTCATCGAGGGGCTGGTGCAACAGTCTCTGGAAGGCCGCAAGGCGTACATGAAAGAGCTGAACGACTTGCTCGTCGAGTACGATCCGATCGCTCGCGAGATGGCTGTCCACAACGCCCGCATGACTATGCTTCAAGACGAGCACAACATGCGCTTGATGGGTGAGATCAAGGCCAACCAAGCCATTGAATCCGAGCGGCTGCGGCATGAGAAGGCGCTGTCTGAAGCCAAGATTCAAAGCCTGCAAGCCAGCGGCGACCATATCGCAGCGGTCATGGAGAAGTACCGCTACGACGCGACACACTCTGCCGACTACTTCAGCGAAACGATGGCAGGGGCGGTTGACGGTTTCGTCGAAGGGTTCTCCCGCTCGATGGCCCGCTCGATCCTGTATGCCGAAGACTGGCGCGACGCGCTCGACAACGTGGCGAAGATGATGGCGGAGAACATTCTGGCCGCCATGATCCAGATGGGTACGCAGATACTGGTGCTGAAGGCTATGGGGTCAGCAGCGACCGCAGCAGCGACCGCAGAAGGAACGGCGGCGGCGGGCACCTTAGCGGTAGCCTACGCACCAGCAGCCGCAGGCGCATCCCTCGCTACGGCGGGTGCGAACAGTGCCCCGGCGATCACAGGCATCAACATCACTTACGCACTGGTCGGAGCCCTGGCCGGAGCCGCCTTAGTCGGCATGGCCCACGACGGTATCGCCCAGGTGCCGAAGGAAGGCACATGGCTGTTGGACAAGGGCGAGCGGGTGTTCAGTGCCGACCACAACGAACGGCTGGTTAGAGCCCTCGAAGGCGGCGGGACGGAGCGCGTCAACGTCACCAACGTGTTCCAGATCAGCGCAGGCGTCGAGGGCACCGTTCAGGCCGAGATCATGAAGACGCTGCCCGCCATTCAACGCATGAGCGTGGCGTCGGTAGAACAGGCGCTCAGATCGGGCGGATCGCTTTCACGCGCAGCAGGAGTCAGATAAATGCCGGTAGCCTTTCCAGCCGTATCGGGCGTCGCCGAGACGTGGCGCTTGATCGCAAACACTCAGATGTTCGTGTCCGACCTTACTGGCGCGGAGCAAGTGGCCGCACTGCCGGGAGACAAGTGGGCGTGCACCTTGACGTTCACCAATGTGACGCGGGTCAACGCCGGTCTGCTGCGGGGCTTCCTTGCTG